CGAAAATCCCCGATTCATTACTACAACCGTAAAATGGAAGATTGTTGGTAAAAAACAAAATATGACATTATTAAACGGGGTAACGATTTTCGGGGTAGAAGATACAAACCGTGTAGTAGTTTCCGAGGCGGACTTGACTTTTGGGGGACTGTTGAAGTATATTACAAGTTATCTGGAGTATTGGTTCGCCGAAGAGGTCTAAATGGTTATTAATAGTTATGAACAATATAACAAGTTAAAAACACGGATGGATCGGGAGATGCATATTTGCACACCGATCTTTCGTGATTTATACTATCATGTCATGGAAAATGAACTGTTATGTGTATGCATAACGTTCATGAACGGTGAACACTTTGTAGTATCTATTAGTCATGATGATGCCCCACACTTTGCGTTGCCCGTTGGTAATGCACTCTGCTTTACGGCAAACTCTAAAGTACTATCAACTTCGTATATTGATCTTGCGGCGGTAGCCTATATTCATCAACTCAATATACCAGTATTAAAAGATTTCTTTACGCCATATGTAAATGATACGTATACTACATTTTATAATATGCGCAACGGTAATCGAATTATTCCATTGACAGTGTGGAGCAACATTCTCACCGACTATAATACAGAATTATTACCAATTATGAATGTATATACGCCATCGAAACAGTATACGTATATGCACGAATTATTGAACACGTTGCAGAATATTGAAAATGCCGGAATGTGTATAGATAGAACAGTGCTCTCACAGCACTTTTCTTCGGATGCAATGCGTGCCTTCAAATCCAACATGGTATACACTGAATATAATCCGTATACTGCAACAGGTCGTCCAAGTAATAGATTTGGCGGAATGAATTTTGCCGCACTAAACAAATCAGATGGTTCCCGTGATAGTTTCATTAGTAGATATCCGCTTGGATCATTAGTTCAAATGGACTTTGAGGCATATCATTTACGATTGATGGCAAATGAATTGAACGTAGAATTACCCAGTGAGCAATCTATTCATACGGAACTTGCCAAAATATATTTTAATACAATGGATATTACCGAAGATATGTATGCGGAAAGTAAACGGAGAACGTTTGAAGTTATGTATGGAATGAGTAGAGAAACATATAATTTTGAATTATTTGAAAAGATTCATGAACATAGAAAGCAATATGAATATACAAATACCATCGAATTACCCAGTGGTATTACGGTTGATGTAATCACGCCAAATGCAAGCAAATTATTTAACTATTACATGCAATCGTTGGAAATGGTAAGAACATTACCAAAACTCACACGCATTATTGACCTCATAAAAAATACAACGGCGCATTTGGTATTATATACATATGATAGTATACTGTTGGATATACAAACTATGGATACCGAACTATTGCAGCAGATACAAGACATTTTAGAAGAAAATAAAACATTCCCAGTGCGGGTATATTCGGGGAATACATACGGTAATATTAAGGAGATATGGTTATGAGTTTTAAGATAGGAATCGTTGGATTAGGATACGTGGGCGGTGCGGTATTAAACGCATATGCACTAAAAAACCGCAAGGTACACACATTTGATGTTAATTCTGCAACAAATCCAACGTGTGCAACATTAACGGAATTAACAGAAGTATCTGATTTAATATATGTGGCGGTCCCCACTCCTATGAAATCTAGTGGAGAATCGGACATATCTATTGTGCAATCTGTGGTGACCGATATTTGCAACAGCGGCACACCCAAGATAGTAATTATAAAATCAACGGTACCCCCATCAACTACATTACAGTTACAGTTGGCAAATCCGTTGCACACCATATTATTCAATCCTGAATTTTTAACAGAAGCAAATTACAAATCAGATTATTTACAACAAGATGTTATATTACTCGGGGTTTCGGGAACTGCCCGACACGATATTGCGTGGGAAGTATTACAAGAAATAAAAAGCACTGTTACAAGTGTTAAGTATGCAAACATTATTGATTCAACCGACGCAGAATTTTACAAATATGTATGCAATACATTTCTTGCTACGAAAGTATCATTTGCCAACGAAATGGAATCCATTGCCCGTGCAATGAACGTGGATTGGGAAGTTGTGCGAGAAACATTACCGTTTGATTCTCGTGCGGGTAAATCGCACTGGCAAGTTCCTGGCCCAGACGGTCGCAGGGGATATTCTGGGTCATGTTTTCCAAAGGATATCTCTGCCATTCGTCACGTAGCAAAATTGCTAAATATACCCACTCCCGTATTAGATTCTGTGTGGAATCGTAATATTACCATAGACCGACCAGAAAAGGATTGGGAACAATTAAAAGGTCGTGCAGTTTCTTAAATACATAACCCCCACGGAAGTTTGATGGTTGTTTGACGGTGTTGTATAATATTTATAAGAAGGTTGTTATACCTTTAATGGATGTTATATATGAACCATGACGCACAATTATTGTGTACATTCACTTCCGTAAACGAATTAGAAAATACCATTGATACTATAAAAAATTCATATACCTTAGTTTTCAATAAATTATATTTACTGGAAAATGTTGCTGATACAAACCAGTTGGTATTAACATATAATATTACAAACGCAAATACAAATGTAGTACCACCGGCATCCACCATTTCGGTGCACAGAAAGAAACAAACGAATACAATTTATACAATAAATGCAATTAATAAATTGATTGAAATGAAAAATAATGGCGTATTAGATAAATCCTTTCGTATTAATTGGGAAGAATTAAAAAATTCAGTATTAGTTACTGCATATGGAAAATTGAAAGTGGTAAATACAAAATTATCAGATATTATTGAATTATAATATTTACCTCTTGACAAACTAAGGTCAGCCCACTACCTTTATAAAGTGGGCACTAAACTCACTAAACAAAACATTCTAAACACTAAGAGGTACAAACGTATGGGAATTAACATCTCAGCACTCAAATCGAAACTCAACCAGTTTACTCGTCAGAACGACCGCACAGACGCACTCTGGAAGCCCACGGAAGGAAAGACGGTTATTCGCATCGTTCCGTGGAAGGACAACAAGGAAAATCCCTTCGTTGAATTATATTTCCATTATCTTGGCAACAAGACACATCTTTCTCCCACCTCAAACGGCAACCGTGATCCTATTGTAGAATTTGCCGATGCGTTGCAGGCAGGTGGTTCTAAGGATGATTGGATGCAGGCACGTCCATTCCGTCCAAAGCTCCGTACATTCGTTCCCATCATCGTTCGCGGCGAAGAAGAGAAGGGTGTTCGTTTCATGTCGTTCGGTAAGATTGTATACACGGAATTGTTGTCGATTATCTCCGATCCTGATTATGGTGACATTACCGATGTGCAGAACGGTCGGGATGTTGTGGTGGAGTATATTCCACAGGAAAAGAGTGATACCAGTTTTGCAAAGACAATGGTTCGTCCAAAGCCAAACCAAACGCCGTTGGCCGATTCTCCCGAGAAGATTCAGAAGTTTCTTACGGAACAACCTGACATTCGTTCAATTTTTAAAGAACCTACCTACGAAGAATTGAAGGTTGCACTGGAACGTTATCTTGATCCAGACGCAGCGAAGACTATGCCAGTTGCTGCTCCCGTGAAGGAAGCATCAATTGTTAATCCTACCTCTCCAACGGCAGTTAAATCCGTGGAACTTAAGTCAAAATCAGTCAAGGATATGGTTGACGAATTTGACGATGTATTTAATAACTAAAATCACTTGACTTTACTTGCGTGGCCCACTATATTACTATGGTGGGTCATTCACGTTATTATACTATAGGAACATATTATGACAAAAATAGATAAAAAGGTTATTCAAGAACCAGATCGCGATGAACTGGCCCAACTTATTGCAGAGTCTTTGAATAAAATGAATAAGGACAGCGATCAAGTTGCATTTTTTCTTGACGGTCGCGAATCAACGCCAACCGACTTTACAGACTTTGTTTCTACGGGAGCAACGATGTTGGATGTCGCAATCAGCAATAGGCCGAATGGTGGAATTGCAGTTGGGCGAATCACCGAACTCACTGGGTTAGAGGGGTCTGGGAAGTCTCTGATAGGGGCACAGTTGATCGCAAACACACAGTTAAGGGGTGGAGTAGGGGTACTTATTGATACCGAAACTGCGGTCAATGCAGAGTTCTTTAAGGCAGTCGGTATTGACATGAATAAGTTGGTATATGTGCAGTTACAGACGGTTGAAGAAATCTTTGATGCAATCACCGTTATTATTGAAAGTGTTCGGAAAGATCCCAAGAAGCGAGATAAGATTGTTACCATCGTCGTAGATTCTGTAGCCGCTGCATCCACAAAGAAGGAAATGGAAGCAGACTTCGGAAAGGATGGATATGCCACTGATAAGGCCATTATCATTAGTAAGGCAATGCGTAAGATCACGGGCCTTCTTGGTCGGGAACGAATTGCACTGGTGTTCACCAATCAACTCCGTCAGAAGATGAATGCAATGGCGTTCTCTGATCCGTGGACAACTTCGGGTGGTAAGGCTATTGCATTCCACGCATCCACTCGTCTTCGGTTATCGTTGCTCGGTAAGATTAGTAATTCAAACGGTGATGTGATTGGTGTGAAGGTGAAGGCAAATGTTGTGAAGAATTT